ATGTCCATAATCTGGTCTAATTCACCGCCAGCTAGAAACACGTTTAACACCTTTTTTCTAGGATATACCACAATTTCCGTAACAATACACCCCCTTGGGGCAGGCCACAATTGCATGTTGCCAGTGTTCACCGCATCCACAATATCTTGATATTCGTGTGTGCCATTAGCATATTCCAACGCCGCTTCTATCCAAGGCCGACACCGTTCCAAGTGATCTATGGGTGTTAGAGCGTTCATCCGTGCATCCTTGTAATGTGTAAGGTTGTGGCTGGTGCCGATGGGGAAAACAATGTTGCATTTGATGCATCTAAGAAACCCGAAGTACTATCCACCGCCCACATAACCTGCAAGTAATCACCTGCTGCGACATCAAACTTAGCGGCACGGGAAACAACAACCGTAGCGTCATTCTGGTGCAGTGAATAAACAATGGTGTTATTTGCCGCATCTGTGCCGTTTAATCTAGGCCAGAAGTAAAACTTTACTGTGCTAGATGACGTTGATGAAATCTGCGCAGAAAACATAACCAAATATTCACCAGCTTCACTAAACACGATTTTGCTGTTATCGGTTGCGTCCCGATCAATCCCAACATTTCCTGTAGGCTCATCATACGTTATTGCGTACGCTGTATTGACCGCTGCTGCTGTTACATCTGTTGTACGATAAAGAGAAGCGTGGCCATCTTCTAAAACCACTTGCACAAAAGCACCATCTTTCGAAACAACAGGATATTTGTTAGCGCGATCCCAAAGGATAACACCATCCTCAGAAGGATTATCGTCCGCTGTTTTTTGTCCTAGCTTTGCAAGATTGCGCTGCAAATATGACGAAAGCTGCCGCCCCCACTGGCGTAGGTCTGGGCCAAGAGGGGGTAAGATTGGGCTTGGCACTAGCGTTTACCCCCAGCAATTGTGTCTATTCGCATGTTTCCCACTTTCCATTGGGTTGCGCTTTGACCCTCAACCCGCATACGAAGCTGACGACCAGAAAAGCGAACACTTGTTGGATTGGCAGGCGTGTAAGGCCCGTGGGTAGTTTCAGTCGCGTTAGGATAGAAACGTGTCTTGAAGGTTACGTTTACGTCACCCTGTGTTATTTCATCAGGTATTAGCTTTGTAACCTTTGCAATATTGTCGCCTGCGCCAAGGCTAATTGGCCCACTTTCAGCAAAAGTTGTTTCGTTATCAAAGTTATATCCCACTTCGTGATCATACAAATCACTATCTGAATTGTGACCTGCCATGATGGGATATTGGAAAACGCCGCCCTGAAGACCTGCGGTGCGGGACATTTCTCCAATTAGCCAATGGTTTTCTTTGTAATCAAACGCAACATAGCGATCTATTTCTGTGCTTCCAGAAGACGGATAGAACCACCATATTTCACCATTTTGACCGTTGGCAAACGACCATACCTTTGAAATCTGGCCTACGTTAATATCGCCAAACACATAATCATGAACATCGCACGGTATTTCTTGCACTGAATTTCCGTCAAACCTAAAGAAACCGCTTTTACCCATCCAGAAAACGCCGATGTCTACATCAGATGCAGATTTCCTTGAAACAGCACCGCAAGACGTTCCTACGCGCTCAAAACCATAAACGTAGGGTGGGCCTAGATAACGTGCTGTATGCGCGTCTGTGTCGGTTATAATGAGTGTCTGACCGCGTGTACGAATGCCCTGCATAATCTGGCCAGATGTTTGCAAATCAATATCGCCAGCTTCGTTTGTGGCGGCTGGTGTCCACAGCGTATTGTTCTCACGATCACACCATTGAACACGCCTTGGATTACCACCTGCGCCAAGAGCAAAAACAAAGCGTTCCTCTGTTACAACCATGCCAACATTGTTAATTGGCGCATTGGGCAATGGTCTTGCATAACTAACATTACCATCTGAATTGATGTCTAAGGAATAAAACGTGTAGTTAAACTGTATGCTGTCAGCCGTTAATGCGGCGAAATAAATTACCGCAGTACCGTCATCATCCGCGACAAAGCTACCATCTACTGTCGGCGTGGGTGGAACGCCAGAGCTAGGCTGATATGTGCTACTGGAGAAATATGTGCCAGTGGTTCCATTATCATAGTTTACGGATACATAGAACTGGTAATTCACATTGGGATTATCACCGAAAATTACTTTTACTATGTATTCTGCGCCCCTTTTTATCGGGATGTTTGAGTGGCGACGATATGTCGATGAAAAGGTGCCACTAGCAGTTGCGCTTTCTATCCCCGAACTTGCGGGGTTTTGGCCATCTGGGAAAAAGCTGGCTGACCAAGTAAAGTTAGGATTTGATGATGTTGTAGTTGTAACCGCAGCATCATCCATCGGGAAATAAGTTCCTGATGTCGGGACACTCAAATCCCATTCTAATATTCTGCCATCGTCATAATGAAGGCCCAAAAGGTATTCACCCCAGTTATCTAAGGCCCACGTTGTAGCCTCTTGCGGCACCGTGTTTTGTGTTACCTGTCTTGGTTGACCGTAAATACCATAGTTGTAACTGCCACCGCCATAACCGACATTCGCCGCAGCATCCTCACGACCTGTTGCCAGATCATTTGGAGTGACATTGTACAGAGTGCCGCCACCTGTCATAACAATCAATGCATCATGCGAAGCGCCAGAAAGCCATACGCTACCGTTGTTTGTTTCCCACGCATGTAAGCCACGAATAGGGTTAGTCGCAAAAGATGTTTTGCGCTCACGCCAACCACCAATTGGACGCAATGAGTTGTCACGCCAACGAACTAGCGATCCGTCACGCCAACGCCCTGCCTGCTCTAAATCAGTCCCGTTTCGATAAAAACCTGCGGGAATATCTAATGGTACTAACGTCATTTATTTCACCATTTCCCTAGCGGACAAGAAGAGTTATCTAGCTTTGTTTTAGCTGGCATTACACAACTGCACTCACTGCACATAAACAACACAGACTTATAGGAAGGACATGCTTTACATATATCCATTCTTTGCTGGGCTTTTTCAGACGATGCTAGTATACCGAAAGCACTTTCATCTAGCACATTATCGGGGCAGGGTATCTCTACTCTCTCACCATCAATCTCTTGCCAGCATTGAACATTTAATGTGTCTTCTCCGCTCATTATGTTGATCCGTAAATTGTGCCATTATTTGTTAGTGTAGCATATGTGCCTGTAATAGCTGCACCGCCAGCGCCTGCTCCTGTGCCTGTTCCCGCTAGACCCCAGCCACCACCACTATTAGTGACGTTGCTTATAGCACTAAGAACAGAACCACCAGTACCGCCTGAGTTTGGTGATCCGACCCCGCACAGTGTATTTGTATATGAACATGTACAACCAGTTCCACTGGAGCCTGTGCCAGATGCAGAACAGCAGCCTACAGATGTTGAACCTGACCCCGCAAACGCACCTTGATCTCCACCGTAGCCTCTATTACCTGAACCACTGGCAGTACAAGAACCATAAACAATACAGCTACCACCTTCTGAACAGCCAAATGTTGCTAGTACCCCAGATAAACCCACATTGAAACTATAAGGCCCGCCTACACCTGCAGTAGATACGTTGGGTGCGGATTGACCTGCACCGCCACCGCCTTGGGATGCTGCACCACCGCCGCCACCACCTGCAATAAACGCACCAGAGTTATTTGTTATAGTTACGCTGTCAGATGTAGTAATCTCCACAGCATCGCCACCGTCTTGCCCCGCTGAACCGCCTCTACCTGTAATAGCACCACTGTTGTTAATGGTTACACCGTTAGGGAAGCTACCTGCTATGAGCATACCCGCAGTAGAGGTAGTGGTTGAATATACTGTAGTACCAGAGTTTACGTTAATAACTAAAGGTTCGTTACCATCCCAACCATCTGTTATTGCCAAGGCTCTAACATCTATGTTTGAAACATCAGATGCTAATGCAAGTGCATACTCTCTTGCTGCGCCGTACCATTCTGAAAAACGCGCCTGCGCACCAGCGCCTTTGGTTATCAAATCACGGATGTCTGCATCATTGAGGCTTACCTCAGTACCTGTAGTTCCACCCGCCTCAACGTGTATGTCATCTAGGGATATTGCACCACTGGTCTGTAGAGCCATTAGATTGTTCCATAAGCTGTGACGTTTCCGACTACTGTTAAATCACCGTTTGCTTCTAGCTTCATCTTGTTTGTGCCGCCTGTCGCAAAATAAAGAACACCAGAACTTTCTGTAATAGTCCAATCACCCAAGTCTACAGTTGTTATGTTGGCCGTTGTTATATTGGCTGTTGTAATGGTTGCCGTAGGGATTGTTGCAGTCCCTGTAAATGTCGGACTAGCCAAAGGCGCTTTTGCATCTAACTGCGTCTGTATATTACTTGTGACGCCATCAACGCGGTTTAGTTCTATTGTTGTAGGCGTCAAGCCATTCAGCTTGTTTAGCTCTGTGGCAGACGCTGTTACAGCAACACCATCAACTTTCCATCCCGCTCCTGATGTAACTACATTTGGCGTAGTTTCTGCACCACCATTGTGCGCACTAACTATGTCATCCAGCGCGGTATTTAACTTTGTACCCCAACCGTCTGCGTCACCACCGACTGTTGGCTTTGTTACACTAAAAGTCATGTCTCATTCCTCTGTTACAAGAACAATACCACGCTACGCAGCATCCGTCCATATTTCTGCCGATACAGCCTGCTCTGTCCATGTTTCCGCGCCGACGACAGGCTCCAACCAACCGCGAACAATGATATCCTTACCTGCATAAGTATATGAGCCAACAATCAACGCAACATTCATGGCTTTGGTTGTGATAACGTCACGCCCCGTTGTGGTGTAAGAGCCGCTTTCTGCGCTTATGCTTGTACCAACAGAGAACGCCGCATCTGCGCCTGTCAGTGCAAACGAACCTGACGCTAAATCAACATTCATCGCAATGACTGTGCCGATGTCCTTACCAGTTAAAGCAAACGATCCAGCGTCAAAACTTTCAGAAATATCAACGTCTATTTCTTGGCCAGTTACTGTGAACGTACCGCTGTCTGCGCCTATGTTGTATGCTGCAAACAATCCGACATCTTGGCCAGTGAGCGTGTACGATCCCGCAGTTACAATTTCGCTGATGTCTACATCGATTTCTTGGCCTGTGACGGTAAATGTACCCGCGTCTGCCAGTATACTGACATGCACAATGTAAGTCTGATCTTGTCCTGTGACAGTGTAAGACCCTGTCGTAGTCTTTAACGCATAGCCGCGTGTTGACCCTGCTTCCTGACCAGTAAGGGTAAACGTGCCAGCATCAACCGCCACGCTCATTACTTTTGTTAGATCAACCGCGCGACCATCAAGCGTGAATACGCCTGTTGGTGCTACGTCTGTAATTAGCTTGCCTGCACCCTGATAGCTTACCGCATAGCTGCCTGCGTCTACTTCAAACGTCAGACCCTGTAATGCGCTTGTTGCGCCTAACGGGGTTGCGGCTATGGGGGTAAAGCCAAGCATGTATTACATCCTATTCGGGTTTAGTGGGCCACGTTACGTTATCAGGAAACCCTGCTTGTGCTGGTACATCCCGCAATGCCTGACGGTAGTCTATCTCAGCTTGTGTCATCGTGCGGTCAGCCACTGCCCACCAGTCGGTTTCTGCTAGGAGTTTATCACGTGCGATGCGGTTTAGGTTTTCTTCAGCATTTGCGCTTTCATAACCTGATGATGTCAAATCGTTGCTTTGTATTGTTACGCCGTTTATATTAAACATTTTATCGCCCTCTTTAAGCCGCTACATATGCCGCACCAATCGTCGCTGTGACGTTGGGAGCTTGACCGTTCTGTGAAGAATATCCGTTCCCTTGAAGTTTAATTCTCCAACTCAAATAGTTAAGGTCATTGCTAGGCATTGATGCACCTACACTCTGCCAAGCAGAACTAGGGCTTTGCATTTGTTGTGTGTTCCAATCCCCCCCACCGTCTACAAACCCGCCTACAACTGGAACCGCAGATTGTTTACTGTTATTTAGACCGTCAGGACCAGTAATCTGAAGTATTGATGAAAAACTTGGGTTTCCAAACAAACTTGATTGTGGGAGACTAGAAGGCCCAGATTTATCAAATAAGTTTACAACAT